AAATATTGTGTGTTGTCTCCTGGATAATCCTCAGGAGATGTGCCTTCGTATTCTGCTATGTTTCTTTCGCAATCTTGCCTCTCAGCATAAACATGATAGAAACAATCAATTGGTAGACCTCCATTTGATTGAAGGTAAACTTTTTCCTCATCGAATCTTTTTACGATAACATCTTGATGAGATCCAACCGGTGTTAAGTTGACTGTAATTGTAGTCCAATCAACCAAACCTTTCCAGTATTCTGGTAGTTGAATTTCTTTTTTATTTGTTACTCTTCCCCTAACATACACATCTGCTGTCGGTGCCTCTGGTGCAACGTGTCGCAGTCTCCAGTCATCTTTAGTTGGGTGTGGAATATCAAAATCTTTTTTTGCTGCTAAAACATTACCTCTAAAATCTGCAACAGATAGACCAAAAATCGGACCACCTGACTGAATTCTAAAGTTTACATCAAGATTGCCCATTACACCTAAGTTTGGAGAAACCATAGCAGAGTATGGATTACTCAATCCAAGTGGTAATGCACCTGGTGCAAATGCGGGAGGAGAATCTGAGTTCGTAAGGGGTCCAATATTGAGTGTCGCATAAGGGGTTGGAAAATGAGTTGGTTGCCCAGTAACAACCGGACCCTCAAGCATTCCAGATCCATTAATCTTTAGAGGACCTTCACCAGCGGCAGGGCAGATACCTGACCCATCTTTCATTTGTCCACCAATAACTAAATCATCTACGTGAAATGCCATTTTTACTCCTGATTTTGTTTTTGAATTCTTTGCAAATTGTTTTTTGAGTCTTTAAGCGCACAACCATCAGTGACTGCACGAATAATAGAAGAATACAATTTCATCTGTGAATTTGCAATGAGTTCTGCAGATCCAGATGATACTATTTTATATAAACTTTTTGTATTTGCAATAAGTTTTTTACTGTCAAGGCTAATGGTCTCTGTAGCAACCATTTTAATGTTACCTTTTGATCCACCCTCGCCAACTGCAACCAATTCAATATCAGTTGCTTGCAATCTTAATTTTCCATTTGTCGCAAGAATAACAATGTTGCCATTACTGGCATGAAAAAACATAGAGTCCTGTGCTTCTTCATTATCCTCACCACAACTAACCTGATAGTTTCCAGGTGCTACTGCTGATGTCCAACCTTTCCGTTGACCATCATTATCCATAAAGAAACCGTGCCTACCATCCTTTGCCTGAAGCAAAACTCCTGCAGTTACATCACCTGGTTTATGAATATGTCCAAAGGAACAAGACCCATGATCATTTCCATATCTAATGCCAGTATAGTTATTCTTTGCACTATCTGTTGGGTTTGCCTGATTACTAAAAGATTTAGCTTCCTCAGCACTAATGACACCATCATTATTGGCATCAGCATTACGATTTAATCTGTCATTGACTTTATTTTGTGAGGTAGGTACTCCCATTTACATTTCCTATATGATAATACTATTTAAGATAAACTATCGGTAGTTCCAGGAATATTAAGTCTTGGATCATTACTAGAAATATCAGTTCCCTGTCTGAGGATTGCAGACGGAGGTGTAGTAACCTCAGCATCAATACTCTCCTTAAGTGTATCATATACTTGTATGAGTTGTCCAGGTGTTTCATATACACCTGCATAACGAACTCCTTCTTTGTAGAAGACCTGTCCATAATATGGTCTACCATTTATGTATCCAGTTTGTTTCAGTCCAACCAAATCAGTCACCTGTATGATTTGCTCTGGTAAAATATCAGGATCAACTGGATCTCTAACTACAGTGAATCTTGGAACCGCCTGGAAATTAACTCCAGTATCAGTGATCATTCTAATTTCTGGTTGTCTTGTAAATCCACGTCCAGCCGAAGTTCCTGGTGTTTCGGGTAAAACATTAACCTTAGTAATTCTACCAAATGTATCACACTCATAGGTGAGTTTAACTCCATTACTTGGTTCAATCACAAGTTGATCTACTCCACAATTATAATTGATACCAGTATCAACAACCTCAACATCTTCTAATGCAAGAGTAACTGGATATGTAGAATCTCCTGTTCCACTATCAGGTGGTTTAGGAAATCCATTTCCTGGATCATCTACAACAACTTGACAAACCTTACCTTTTCCAACAATTTTTAATGGACAAGGTGGTGGAATTAGTATGGCAGAAATTCCGATAGGATTAGTCGTCCATGGTCTACTTCTTCCAGTAGATATATTGAGATCCGTTGTTATATTCATATCAACAACAGTTGGATTCTGCTGGAAACTTGTGTTGGGTATACGAATGTTACTAAGTCTTATCTCAACCGTTTTCTTTCCTTTTGTAGTGGTAAATTCACTATAAGTTTTAGGGTCACCAGCAAATGTTTTTCTTCTAAAGAGCGCCGTTTGAATTTTTACTCCGTCAATAAAAATCTCAGCTTTATCATCTGCCTCAGTCTTAATATTATATCTACCATCAACAGGAAAATCTACGTTTTCCCAACGCATAACCCAAGTCTTTCCTTGAATTTCCTCCGTTGGTTCGTTTATTTCTTGGAAAAATGGAGATAAGAATCCCTTTCTATAACTTGACAGTTCAGTTGGTCCGGCATAAGTTACACCCTTTTTAACACTCCCACTTGACAATCCAGGAGAAGATTTAGCACCAATAGCAAACTTACATGTAGCAGAATTTTTACCATTTTCAAAATCAAAAAATCTCCCTTGAGATGCACCACATATTATATCAGTGTAATCATTATCACTTGCATCCTCCATCTCTAATATAGAACCTTTTGATCTCAATCTCACTCCTCTTTTACTTTGTTCACTAAAGAGTTTAACCTCATAAATTTTACCAGGTTGAACGCTTCTTGAAAGACTTTTTTTAATTTGAGATCCATCATATCGTTTACTCTCATCAATATTAAGTTCTTTAATTATAATTCTATTAGCATACTTAGCATCAGATGATATTTTAAAATCAACATCCACTGGTTTTGCGGATTTTGACGCAACTATCCAATCTTTGGTATCAAAAATCTTTTTCTTAACCATCTTAAAGGTATCAGTTTCTTCATTGATAACTTCAACAGTGATTGTATGTTTTCCTTCTTCTAGTGGAAACTTTACAGTATCAGGAAAATCTGTCTTAAACCCCTTCAAAGTTCTTCCATTAAAACCAAGTCCACCCTCCAAGATTACTTTATCATCGACAAGAATTCTTCCTCCATTATCGACTGTTCCTTTCATTCCATAGAAACCATCATATGGTGCATCAATAACCCAAGAGGTTCTGTAAACTATCCCACCACCATCAGAATCTAGTGTGCTCAATGGTAATACGGGTGACATTGCATAGCGATTAGTAAATGCACTCCATGCAGGATGAGTCACAGGGAACCATTTTTGTTTAGATCCAGGGAATCTAGTTGTCCAGAAAGGATTACGAGGACATCTTCCTTCCTGTTGTGGTGGAAGTTCTTGTGGTGCTGGTGGGAGGGGAGAATCAATTGATAATGCAACACCCATTGGATTTTCGTTCCAAGACTTTGCAGATACAACTTTCTTTTCTTTGACTGTAGTTTTTATCCTCATAGCAAATGCCATAGGATTGCCTGCAGAAAGAGGCTTACCCCTAATCTGCTTCAGTTCTACACGAATTCTATACTTTCCTGCTTCAAAAAATCTGGTTTCAAAACTCTTACCAGTTCCCTTACCTGGACTACTAAATCCTTGCTTCCTAATGATTGTTTCATCACCACCATTGTTGATGTCACGAAGTCCATTACCAATTCCTTTTTGACCTCCACCAGAACGATTGCCAATAAAAATCTCTGCGGAATCATCAACCATAATCTCAAAATTATAGTTTCCAGTGATAGGGAAGTCTACATATTGCCATCTAATAATATGAGTTCCATCAAAATCATCAGTAGTTGCTTTATTGGTTCGAGGATTGAATGGAAGAACACCAAAACGAGATAAGAAATCAGCATCTCTTCCTGCCTCAGGATTTATTCTCCAAAGTTTTCTGTCTGCGTCATTAATTGATTTCTTGGTATTAAAAATTTCCTCCATTTCAAAACCAGAATTAGAAGAAGTTGATCCTCCTGATTCTGATTTGACATTTACTCTAAATGTTAAATCAAAAGTTCCTCTTTTTTGATTTCCTTGTGGACCAACACCTTTTATAATTTTTTTATTTGATGGAGTGAAGATTCCTCTATTAACTCTAACCTGCATATCATCATTATCATTAGCTGATCCAACATAATCAGCAAAAATAATTTTACTTGGTTTATTACCACGTTCTTTATCGCTAACTCCAAAACTTTGTAACGTCCCTTGTTCTACGACTCCCGAATTTGACTTAATGTTTGAGATTTTATTGATGTTTACAGTTTTTGTAATACCACCTTTCTCTCCACGTTGGGTCCATGTTGTGTCTCCAATAGTGACTGACCCCACAGCAAGTCCAGAAGTTCTAGGGTCATCATCCCACTCAAATCTAATGGTAACATCGCCCTTATTTTGACCTTTTACAATTAATTTTGTACCATCCCCAGAGAACTTTGCTGAAAGTCCAGGAGAACTAGATACAATTTTTAAACTTGCATTAAGATCAAATCCATTATTAATATTATCATCAAACTCTATCTTTCTTCCTTTATTAACAATTCTTTTTCCTGTTGTTTGTGAAGCATTATTGCCATACTGAATTTTAAATTCTCTTTCTCCAATTTGTGGTTCTATTTTAGCAGAATCTGCAACAGCAACAACCTTATAATTTGTATTTCTAAGAACTTTTATATTCTTCTTATATGAGTTACCACTCCTCTGGACATTATCTAAAACAAAAGAGTGTGCTCCACCCTCAGATGTGAAACTAAATTTTACTGCACGGTGTCTTTGAGTTCCTTGTCCATAAACTTCAAACTCAGTGTTAATATATTTTTTCTCATCTTTTTGTTTTTTTATTGTTTTGAGAATAGGGATATTCTCCAGGTCAACTCTAATTCTATGAACTCCAGCAGTAACAAATTTCTTTAACTTGTCCGGAGAATCTTTAAATCTAGTTGTTCTACCAACCAGTATATTATCTAAGTAAATGTCAGCAACATTATCTGCAGAATATCTAAAATTATAATCACCATCATATGGAAAGTCCTCTTCCCACTCTAATGTATGTTCTATTCCAGCAAAGTCACTACCAGGAACATTTGATGGTGGAACTGGAGAGACAGCATACTTATTCATAAACTCACTCCATGCGGGATGAGTTACCTTATGAATAATTCTAGACTTTTTATTAAGAGCAGTGACTTGTAATGGTTTTTCTCTTTGAGTTGTCCACCAATTACGGATAGTATTATCCTGAAGATTTACTCTTGTACCACCTCTTAAAGATTCTAAGAAATCTTGATATCTTCTTTGCTCAATCTCTACAGGATTTCCTCTAAGAGTTGCATATGTGGTTGGATCCCACACACCAACCTCTTCTCCATCTGCGTTATATCTCTTACCAAAAGAAACTATTTCCGATGGACCACATGTGCTTAAGTCATACTCCTCAAAATCTTCTTCTTTCTCAAAAGTTTGAACAGTCTCAACGAATGCACATTTAGAATATGCAGGGTCTCCAACCATAATAGATCGGACAACTGCTCCAGCACCAATACCATATTCATCTACTACTTCTGTGACTGGTGCATATGCATACCCCCACCCACCATCAATCAAATCTACAGCAAGTAGACTGCCATCAGATCCAAATATAGGATTAGCTCTTGCTCCTATTCCATTACCACCTGAAAAATTAACATATGGATTTGCATCATCAAAAGCATCTGATCTTATTCCACCATCATCATCGTAAATATCAAGTCCGGTAATACCAGAACATCCTCTGTTGCCACCAGCAGAATTTTCCGGAAGAAGATCCTTTGGTTCTAATTTATTAACTTCATTGATATTCATGAACTGAATTTTATCTCTTCTTCTGAGAATAAATTGAGTTCCTGGATTCAATTTTGCATACTTATTAGCTTCATATCGGTTGACACCATCAACGTAACCTCTTGTGGTTGAAATATATCCAACCCTAATATCACATTTGTCTGCTGGTCCGAAGAGATTAAACGACATGCTGATTTATTGACTACCTATTATTTGTCGTAAAGATATTTAGTTGTCAGTTAAGAGGTTAATGACAGCAGTTCCTGCAGGAGGTGGTGCAAATGCCTCTGGGGGTGGTGGAAGAACTTTATCAATTCCAGTAGATACTGAATCTTCAATAGATTTCAAACTTGGGAACTTAGTATCTGGTTGTGCGGATCCACCATGTGCCATACAATACTTATCAGATACTGCTACATTTGGTTTTAATTCACAACCAAATATATTGAGACTAATATTTGTAAATGAGAGAGCACCACTAATACTACCAGCAACATCTGAAACCTGACTTAAAATATCAGATATAGATCCACTTACACCTGCAAGTTCGCTTTGCATATCTTTAACGAATTCATTTACATTATCTAAAATATTTTTGTTAGCAGAATCAATTTCACTTTGATTTGAATATAAGATTTTTGCAACAACATCTTCAGCATAACATGTTGGAACTCTTGGATTTCTCTTCACATCATCTCCATCATTATTTTCATAATTTTGTCTTGCTTTTGCTTCAGCATTACCTATATCTAATGCATCAGTTAAAAGACTTTCAATTTGACCACAAACATTTTCAGTTAATTTTCCATATAAACATAAAATCAACTCTCCAATTTTCTCTTTTAAATCTGCAAACATTGTTCTCATATGTGTAGGCAAAGCTGCTACTGCCCGCGCCATTGCCTTATTAAGTTGCTTCATGACATATTCCATGATCTTATCCATCACAATCTTCATATACTTTGCAATTTCACAGGCAGCATCACTAATTAATTTCTGTATATTTGAAGTTGTGCTTGATACTGCATCAATGTAACTAGATATCGCTGCAAGATATGAATTTAATCTCTCAGTTAATTTAGTAATAACTGTTTGAATTGATGATATTGCTGATTGAACAAACTGATCAGGATCAGGTTTCATTATAACATTACACTCTCTAATTTTAGATTCACGTTTCACATCAGCAGAAGAAAGTTGATGCATCGCATCGGGATTTTCTTTTGTTGGATTCCCTTGACTTGGTGTTGCTGGAGACTCTTGTTGTGTTCTTAATTTTTTAACATGATCTGCTACCGCTTGCATCGCGGCTTCTTCCACTTCCTGAACTGACTTACCTTCGCTTCTTGCTTGCTCTCTAGCAGCGTTTGCGACTTGTAAACCATCCGGAATTGCACTAAGAGGTTGATCTGGTCTCAGTCCAAACTTATTAAGTTTAGTTCCAGGTGGAGGTGGTGCAATTGCTTGTGATAATGTAGAATTTGATGGTTTCTTTGTAACCAAACCCTCATCAGGTGCTGTTGGTTTAGCACTTCCTGTTGGGGGATTTTTACCTTCTGCATATCCACTAGTGGCAGAAAAATTGGATTCAGTCGTACCAATCTTTGTTGCCATTGAGGTCTGGGCATTGTTACCCAGAATACCCATGATGATAGGAACCTGTTGATCAGATCCATCCAGGAAGAATCCAAAGACAAAATTACCCTGTCGAATTGCAGGAGTTGTGCTTGCATTTGCCTGTCCACCACCAGCAGTAACTGGATACATGAGATTTGCCCAAGGCAACTGATCTGATGGAATAGACTCCTCTTCTTTATCATGGAGACCCATGATACGAACTTTATATCTCCTTCCCCATCCAGGAATACTATTCGGATCTTCAAATTTTCCAGACAGTGAATTATTCCTCCACTCGGAATCGTCGGTAACCTGACCGATCCACCAGTTAAAGGTTCCTCCTAGAAAACCAGGATCAAATAATGCTCCTGTTTCTGCCATTAATCTTCGTAAATCCTACATTCATCTGCTTCTGGATTCTCATCGCAATACATTTCAAATGCAGTAGGGTCATGATGATCTCCTGCCTCAATATCTTTAGCATGCTCTTTTGCATAACGCTCTAAATGCTCCAACTCATCTGCAGTGTGACGCCGCATTTGTGGAGAAATGGTCGGATCTTCAAGAATTTGCTTATCCTTTTCGATATGAGTCTCGATATTTTTTTCCATGATTTTTTTAGAAAGTAGTTGTAGTATCGTATGCTGCAGTTGATACACTTCTTTGATATGAGGGTTGTGTACCAGGAACTTTTGTTTCAGTGGCTGGTTTACCAGTTTGTGGTTCCTTCCCTGTTCTACCAAAGGAATCTCTTACCAGGTTTAATTTAGTATAAGTCCCTTGGGAGCTAACTAAATGACATAATGATGATATAATATATAGTCCGCCAATTTGACGGTCAACGTCATCATTCTTTGTATCTTTTTGAGATGATGGTGCATCAAAATAGACCGCATCTCCTGCATGTAGTGAAAAATCTCCTGCTATAGTGACTTCAACTTTAGAAGCATACAATTGATTATAGCGCATGATTGCCTGATTTTTCACTAATGCTGTCTTAAAGTTTTCATCCCTTGACTTTTCGATTTGCTGCTCTGTGCTGCCTGCAGGTAAGGTTCCAGTATCCAGAATACAATATGTTGTTCTTGAAAATTTTAATTTACCAGAACTAATCTCATCACTCATTTTAGGTAACTCTTTTCCTGCCTTTGTCAAAGATTCCTCTGTTCCACCTTCTCCAACTGCTTTTGGATTTAGCACTTGATACTGGCAGTTCCATGGATCAAATGTAATTAATCTAGTTGCCTGAAAACCTGCTTGCAATTTTTTCTGAACATCTACTCTATTATCTTTAGAGTATGTCAATGCTTTTACGTCGTATCCCTCTGGAATGTTTTGACCTCTATTGTCAGGTGTATCATTATAGATAATAGATTTTTTCTTTTCCTGACCCAATAAAGAATCAATTGATTTAAAATGATATCCCTTAGATGTTTCATAAAAGAAAAATCCTGCTGTTGCTCCTGGTGTTTTATCCACAGGAGCACATCTCTGAGACAACCAATTTAAAGCGTAGAATGGTTTTTTCTGTGCCGGTATTGATCCACACACAGTTGACTCTTCAATATCAGTTATATCTTTTTCAGTTTTTAAAAAATTTGTTAGTATTTCTTTAATAGCTTCAGATGGTTTACCATCAAATCTTTTATTAATTCTAACTTCCTCATTAAGTTCACACTCCTCAGATACCAACTTTAATGCGACAACAGACTTTGTGGTCTCATCTGATATTGGATTGACATTGTTTATCCGGAAAGTATACTCAATTTTATTTTCATTATTATCTGTCATTTTAAACTTTACTCTCTCTGATCCTACAATTGGAAGACCTTCAAGGGCACTCTTTACCTCACCAGTTTTATCATCAGCAATAGTATTACCAGAATCACTAAACATGACAGTTGCCATCACAGAATCTTGTAGGATACTTTCATAATACCTAAACTCAATCAAACCATTTAAAATAGATACAGTTTTCCCTTGAGTTTTACTTGAAAAAATATCTATCGTTTCTACTGATGTTGGAGTTGCTTGAGCAGTAGTGACTTTTTTTGATTCTGCCATATGTATTACCTCGTATTTCTATTTAACCACCTTTGTAAAGAATATCTTGGAAAGATTCTCCACCAGAAGCAACTAAACTTGGTTGATTAAATGATTGCTTACTTTTACCCATTGGCATTGGAACTGGAACAGGTTGTGAAATAGGAATAGGAATTACCTCTGCCATTTCATAATCTGCATACGATTTTAATATATCAATTGCCTGAGCACCTTCTGCTTTATTGAGTGCTTTCAATAATCCAGGGAAAGTTCCTTGCAATGCTCTGGTGGAATCTGCATCGATGACATATTCTTTTCCTTCTTCACCCATTTCATAGAGACCTCTTCCTTTTGTAGGTCCACCCATTCTCATAAATCCTTTAATTCTATTACGCATTTCATCACCACCACTACCATACAAGTCTTTATGACTATTGAGTTTGTCTAAATCCCAACGTTCAACTGCTGCTAGTCCACCAACTGATGCCGCGTCTTTAGTCTTATCAGTATCAGAGCGACCTCTACCAAAAGGACCATAGTTAGTGTGTGCATTATATCCATCAATGTTTGATCCTGCCTCACCATGAGTCATAATCTTCTTAGTGGTAATATCATTCTTAGTCCAACCCCACTTTGTTGCAATTCTTGCTGCTTCTTTTGCCATTGCAACTCTCTGCTCCTCTGTTGGCCATTGTCCAATATCGGGGTTAGCAGCAAGAGATAGTCCGACAGATCCACCACCGTTTCTATTATATGTGTGGCCACCAGTGCTTGATCCATACTCAAATTTGCGGTGCATTGTACCATCACCAGTAAAAACTGTATGGTAGGGACCACCAATACTATTATAATTCCCAGCAGTCCAGTGCAGATAGATGGCACTACCCTTATCATTGATATCCATTCCTGCCTTTCCTTTAGATCTCATTTGTCGTGGACTTTCACTAGAACGAGTTGAAGAGGATGGAGATTGAGGTTGTTCAGTAACCACCGGAGTCCCTTGGCCAGAACCTGATCCACCAAATGCAGTTCCACCTTCCCCGAATATTGCTGGGAAGAATGATTTTGCAGCATGAGGTATTAACTCAGTAATCATTGCAAATGGATTAAAGAGTATACTGAGGTTTGGCAACTTTTTAACCATTCCATCCTTGTCCTTATCAAAGAATGGAAATACTGTTGCAATTGCTTTTGGAATAGCATCAAACGTTAAAGGAGGATTTGGAACATCAACTGTTGGGAAGTTATTAAAGAACCTACCAAATCCTTCTTTGAAAAAATTAACGATAAGACCACCCAC